AGAGGTAAAAATATGTTAGGATTGTTTACTAATGATATCTTACTGTCCATTATATTTTATTTAATTCGTGATAAGATTTACCCATTTTGATGTTTACTGGGTATTTAATTAACTGTTTTATATCTATTAGTGTTTGTTTTCCGTCTGATTCAGCATAATCGAATAAGAATGCATCATAAGTATACAGTACTATTTTTGTTTGTTTATCTTTTAAATAATCCAATATACCTATCAACATCTTAACGTTAGTTGATGTTTCCATACTTTGAACGATATAATTCAGCAATTTAGATTGCGTCATCTCACGGTCAGATATAAATATTCGATTTTCTGTCGAATATCGCCCCCCATATTGGTATTCTTCCCATATACCATCGGTTAACGCTACGATATCTTTAAAGAATGGTTTGTTTCTATACTCATCCCATACACCTCCATATAATTGTTTGAATGTTAGTTCCTTAGCTTCTTGAGTACTGACGCCTAATAATTCTCCTAATGTATCGTATGTGTTTTTATCATTAAATTCAAATCCAATCAATTCAGCTATTAAGCGTGGATGATATCCTTGCATATCGAATTCTACAAACGTATCATTTGCGGGCTTATAGCATAAACGCTCGCCACTTGTTTTGTTTAATGCTGCGAAGTTAATGCTGTTGTATGTGTTTGATGGTCTGCCTGTTAGTGTTTGTAAATTGTATTGACTGTATATTTTACTTTTGCTAAGATTAAATTGAGGATATTTTAATTCCTCACCATAGCAATCCACGAAGCATTTCTTATCTACTTGGATACCTTGTGATTCTATTTCGTGAAATACGCGCGTTAAAGGACCGTTATTAAATGCATAAACGGCGTTATTTGCTCGGTAGCTACGGATTATAGGTAGTATTACACTAAATATATTTTCGTTTTCTTCGTAATGTTTACTAATAGGAATTAAGTAGTTAACATTCGGTAAGGCAGCGTGATGTTGGTAGTAATACTTAATTGCTGGTATATTAAGTGCTTCTGTTAAATCAGGAATTTTAAGAAATTCAATATCGAATAATTTGTGTTCGTGTGGAAACGAATACAATGCTTCTTTCTTATTCAATACGAATAAGCGTTCAGTTTTATTCAATAACCAATCAAATACGTCTTTAGTTTCTAATGAAAACGATTCGTTGTGGTTTAAGCATAGAATGTATCCTTTATGTTCAGATGTATCTCTAACATAAATTAAACTTAACGGACTTAATTTAGGGTGGTAATTGTCATTCCCTTGAATGAACTTTACGAAGCAATCTTTGAACGGACCTAATTGGTCTAATTGGTCTTTTCTCTCAATAATATAGAACATATTTCATAACCTTTTGTTTGCTTTAAGATATGAAAGAAGATTTAGCCTTTCAAAAATATTTTTAATCTGTAACTCCGGGAGCGTAAGTCGTATTGATATATTCTTTAAGACCCGAAATTTTTTTATCGGCATTATTTAAATCATTTTCATTAAAACCACTTTGATAGTATAAAGATACAGAAAGATATATTGGATTACTTTGAATTTGATTAAAGGTATCTTCATTGGTTTCTTTGATTATATTTTCATTTACTTTTTTAATAAAATATCTGAAAACATTGTTTGTAGTATCTACATTAAAGTAATATGAATTAATTTTTGTATTATCCAATTTTATTCCAGATATTATTCCATACACTAATGTAGCAGGATTTGTTCGTAAAGGGTTAATATTACTTAAATTTATTTTTACTAATATGGGGGCATTATTGTTAAATTCTTTACCTGCAAATAATTTTCCATTTAACTCATAATAATATCCCTGATACTCTCTATAAGTACTTTCAAACATATACTCTTTTCCAATAGTATATTTGCTTTTTACAATTTGATTTGATGGTATCCTTAATGACATATTTAAGTAGTTGAAATATTAGCATGAATATGAAGAGCACTCCCACCATGATATATAACGTATGTAAAGCCTGAGCTTCTTAATAGATTCTTTATACTATCTATTTGGGTTTGTGTAAATTCTCTTGTTCCTATATCTATAGCTAATCCGCGACTATGGGTTGTTTTATTGCGTTTGTCACCATATGTTCTATGATAAGTATCATTTCCTGCTGTTATTCTAATTGGTCCTATAGTATTGATAAAATCAAATCCAGCAGTTAATTTTAATTTATTTTGAAATGTTAATACTGCTGATTTTAAATCTTCAGTTATATCTCCATTGGTAGATAGCTCACCTCCTTTTTCAGTTATATATTTTCTATCTAGTTGTTTTCTTAAAGAATCAGCTACAGAAACAGATGTTGATACTTTAGCGAAATTTTGTACAGTGGAATTATAATCTTTTTTAAAATCTTCGCTTTTTACTAATACCGGATATTTTTGATTATTTTCTGGTGAGGATCCTTCTCCAATATTTGCTGTTGATTGAGATCCAGGAGTTACACTAGCATCTTGTCCTGTAGTAGTTATTGTTAGTTTACCATAATCTACTTTAATTCCTCCAATTCCTTCTTTTGGATCATCTAATATCATAAATTGAGCATCTATATTAGTTATCCAATCATTATTTTGTATTGAATGTCCTAAACCAGTAACCGCGTATCCTATTTTGTTTCCTATTCCTCCTTCTCCTCTATATCCTTTAGGTAATACATTTGGAGGGAGTTTAAATAGATTTCCTATTACTATTCCTCCTATACCATCCATTACTAATGATACTTTAGTAGGTATAATTGCTTTGTTTTTTGTACGGGATGTACTTATTGCTTTAAAGAAATTTATTAAATCTTTTAATGAATTTTGATATTTACCTGCTTCATCCACATCAAACTCACCATCTCTCCCAAACCAATTTGATTTAAGATTTCCAAAAAGTGTATATAATACTCCTAAAGAATCTATTAATATTTTTAAATTAGTATTTGGGTCGGTTAGTGTAGAAGGGGTAGTTGGGTCTACTTTTCTAGGTACAACCCGGTCTATTATTCCTCTATTAAAATCTACTAATGTGTTATTATCTTGTCCTAATGCTCCCCCTTTTACTTGTGAACCAATAGCTACTGTTGTCATTTGGTCTGGAAATATTTGTGATTCTATTTTATATGATCGTACTACTGAATTTAGATTTTGTACTTGGACTTCAACTATATTATTGTATGCGTTTGCTACATTTTCTTTAGTATCTACATAGTTTATGTCAATTATTCTAGTTACACTATCTGCAGGATCTATAAATAGTTCTAAATTATTTACATCACCAGTTGCTGATGATATTTTCTTTAAAATATTTTTTACAAAATCATATAAGGCAACATCGTTTTTTTCTTTAGAATCTTGAGCTGCTAAATCTGTACTTACACTAAGATTATATAGCATATTTAAGTTAACATATATATTTCCTATTATACCTAATTCTTCTTGCCAATCATTACCTACAAAATAAGGTAATTTAAGTTGGTTTAGTAATCTAGCTCCTTCTACTCCTTTTTCTATATTATTTTGTATTTGCTTATTTTGGGCTGCTGCTTGTTTTGTTACAATGGCTAATGGGTCACTTGATGCTGCTGCAATTGTTAATTCAGCTCCTTTAACAACTTTACTATTTGCATCCCTATAGCCAATAGCTTGATGTATATCATCTCTTATTAATCCTTCCTCTAACACGGTATAAAAATTATTATATTCTGCTAAAGTTTTATCTTTATATATTTTAATATCGCCTGGAGGTACTTTAGGAGTTGTTTTAATTTCTATAAATCTTCTTTGTATTTCTTTTAATTCTTCTATCGCTGCTCCGTTTTGACCTACAGATAATTGAACAAACTCAATAAGTTTTTTTCTTTCATTTATTGCAGCAGCAATACCAGAATTTTCCTTTTTCGTACGACTATTAGATATATTTATTGCTAATTCTTTCCACCAAGCTGAATCATAGTCATTATTTGGTTGTTTACCATATGTTATTACAGGAGTACCTGTATTTGGGTCAGCAGATCCAGAAGCCGCTACTACATTAACCTTAAAGCCACTTCCCCATAATTGGTTTTTAATAAGACACACTGTTGGATCAGTAGATACTTGAAGAGGATGAGCAAGTGATAATAAATATCCTGTCCCAGTAAGACTATTAACAACTACACCCTTATTATTAATTGGGGATTCTAATACAGATAAAGGAGAAAATGATGTTTTAGCTTTTTCATCTTGTAATATAACATAATTATTAAGTATATTAACTAACGATTCTAAAGTAATATATATTTGTTCATCTGTTTTTCCTACAGTACCTGTTCCACTTCCTGCATTTTCTCCTCCTTTTATATTAATAACTATACGAAACATCTCATATGTACTAGTATATTTACTATCTATTAATTTAAAACTATGTCCCGTAGTATCATCTCTTCCTGCTCCGGGTTGAGCTTCTCCCACTTGCCTTCCTATTTCCCATAACTCATAAAATAATCCAGCCAATATATTTTGGTTGTATGTTTTGGATAAATTTTTATAAGTGGAGGGAGTTAAAGTAACGGGTGGGTTTTCTGATTTAACATTTTGGCCTATTAATCCTTTAGTAGAAATTTGAATATTATTGTTTAATGGAGAATAGTTAACTTTTAAAGATTCCATAACCTCACCCATAGATACAATTGAGGTATTACAATCATATCCTCCATCCATTCTGGCAGTCCAACCATAGTTTTTAATAATGCCATACATAGCATCATAATTACCTTGGTATCCGATTATTGTTTGTTCTTTATTACCTTCGCCTATATACTTACCATCTGTTGATTTAGCATATTGTAGTTTAAATAATGTTTCTTTAGTGTAAGATGTATTTATAATATCTGTGTATTCTACAATAGTATTGTACTTATTATTATTATCTAAAAATGGAGTCCATCCCCATTCTAATAATACACTATATCCAGGACGCATATAGAGTAATTCTAATTCTTCTAATTGCTTAATGTCCCAACATTGAAAGTTTACTGTTGCTTCTCGTAATGAGCCATATGCACCTTTAGATTTAATATCTATATTAGTAATACCCGGCATAGGACGAATACCTAATTGGTATGCTGTTCCATCTGAGGCTTTATTGCTATAGGCATTTGAAAAATCACCTAATCCTGCTCGTAATTTATTATCATTTAAGATTCCACCTTGTAAAACGTATTGTTTAGCTAATTTGTTATCATACTTTCCATCATCATTTAAATCTGCTGCTGTTGTATCTTCGTCAATACCTCCGGTGAATGTATTTACAGATGATGATAACCTAATCCACGCGTTACGTGAATTCATATATGATAGATTCTGAGGGGTACGATCGTTTATTGCTTTTTGACGTATCTCTAACTGGTCTTTAATACTTTTATTGAATGTTCCTTTAAATATTGACATAACATTATTTCACCTTATTGAATTTATTAAATAAACTTATTACACTTGATACATTAGATGGTATCCTCATTTGTGTTCCTGGTATTGGAAATAATGAGCCTTTAGTTACATTATTGTTTGCTATTGATATAATCCAATATAATTCCGAGTCACGATAATAAGTATAAGCCATATAATCAAGTCTATCTCCTATTGTTGTAATAACGTACACATCATTTTCAGATAGAGGTATTGTAGGGTAAATTTTACTCTTATAATACGGTTTATCGTCTGGTGTTTTTAGTATTGTTTTATTATCGTAGCGTGTCATTATTTTATATATTGAAAATCAATATCTCCCGTATTATTTTGAGCAATATGGGATATTGTTTGAGATTTACTTTGTAGCTTATTATGTGCCTTAGATTCAGAGCCAATAGGAGTAAAGTTTAATTGTACTTCTATAATATGAGGTAATATTAAATATTTTTCACCACCTTCTGGTTCGTCCATTGCTATCTCCCAAGGTGAATCTTGAGGTATTGTATATGATACTGAGTCTAATTTGCATAGTTGAGCATCAATATAATTACCTATAGTCATTCTAACAAGTGGACCTCTCATTAAGTTATTTTCATAATCAGGCATTAAATTGCTCATTAAGAAATTTAATTTTTGATACATTGGTTGCATTTCTTTCGCTGATAATGCTGCTACTTTAAAGCTAACACTCATTTTTCTGCTAAAGCCATCATATATATAAAATTGATCTCCTCTACCAGCATATTTAATTGGACTCCATGTTGCATCTACACTATCAGACATTGCTGTTAAGTATGCTCTAAATACCATTAATGATCCAAAATCAGGACCATTTGTGTTTATGGCTTGTATTCTAAATTTAACTAAATCTCTGTGTTTATGAGTTACCCCATCACTTGTCTCATGTTCATCTTTACCATCATAACTTATAATATTATCAAGTATAGGAGTTAAATTAATTTGGTCTTGTCGTCCACTACCAACTCGTATTTCGCGTGTAATTTCCCTCCATGGTTTTTTAAATGTTATTACATCACCATAGTTATTTTTATATGTTGGGGTGGTTGGAGATTTAGGTAATTGATCACCTACTAAGCGTTGATCTATTGCTCCATTACTAGCTAATGGGTTATTATTAGTATTACCATAATCTAAGTTAGATGTTGTTTCACTTGGATTTAATTTTTTAATCTGGGTATAAGATGCTAAAGGACCATATACTAAATTAAGTGAAGGTAATGTGTATTTAAAAGAACCTGTTATTGATGAATCGGGGTATGAAGAAGGACCATTTTTTACTAAATCATTTTCATTTTTTCTTTCTGGTAATGTGTTATCTCTATTATGAGAACCCGTATCACTACCTTTAGCTATATTGCTTATAAATGAACCATCTAATTCTGGGTATTTAGAATTATTAAATTTAGTTGGATTATATATTGAGCCCGTAATATTGGATATTCTAAAATCTTTTGTATCCTTTATTTTTACTTCGGCTACTCCAGTTCCTAAAGATCCAGATATTCTTGTTTTACCAGCTTGATATTCACTATAGTTAAAAGCATCTCTAATTCTACTATTATCTGATGTATCTCTATTTTTAGCTCTATTAATTAGTGTTGTTCCAATACCATATACTGATCCTGGTCCTCCTATATAATCATCGATAATTAGTTTATTGCCGCCTGAAACTTCTTTATAGTTTGGATTTCCAAGACCAAATTTAGTAGCTAATTTTACTAGTCTGTTATTTTTTCCTTCACCAAATCTAGCATCATTAGCTGTAACTACAGCTTCATAATATTTGCTTGGATCAGCTACCGGTAGTAAGCCATGTCTTACAATATGACCACCAATACCGTTAATAGGTACCTGTGCTAATGTATTAATACCAAGATTGTAAATACGGGTTGGACCAAGACCTACTTTATCATTAATTCTATCATATAGTTTTGCTACAGATCCTAAAAATCCAGATGAAGATGGCGTTGATAACTTTATAGTTTCTAAACGAGGATTTGATAATTGTAAGCCAACTTGCTTTATAATGAATAATGGACCTTTTGGAGTATCAGTTAGAAATTTGCCAATACGAAGCGTATCAGTAATTGATGAATTTAACATGCCTATAACTCCACCTCTAACTAATCCCTCGTCGAAGTTGCCAAATCTTAGCTTATTAATACCTTTATCAACAGTGTTGATATCAGTTTGAATATAAGGCTGTCCACTATTTCCTCCACCAGCACGATCGTGACCGTACTTAATAGATTTAAGATCTGTTTTTAAGTCTAATAATGGCATTTATATAGTATTAGTAACGTCCGCCTGCTGGTCCTAAGTCTTTATATGTAAGACCTGATTTTGATTTGTATGCTTGAGATACTACTCCTCTTGGTTGTAATTTTGGAGCGTTTGGATCTAATTCGTCTAATCTAGATTCAGCTTTAACTGTAGATACGCCGTTTTTATTAAAGTCTTTTAATATAACGTTAGGTGTACTGTTTACAGAGTATGTATTTTGTAAGCTACTAGCGGCTGGATCTAAATTTGATGAGGCATCTATGTATCCCCAAGCAGCACTATTTGGTTCTGCTTTAAATCCGTTACCTACTAAGCTTAAGTTGCTTTTTGATAATTGGTCAATTACTGGCATGATTATATTGTTTTATTGTTTGATATAAATATTAAAGTATTATGCTACTTTATGTGAACTTTGAGTCATGGTAGTACCTACTTTTTTACCGTCCATATGAATTGATGAATCTTTACTATATAATTTATTTATAGCATCTTTTACTTCATTGATAGCTGCAATCATTGCCGTTGAATCGGGTGATATAGCTCCTTTAATTCCTTCTTCTTTATTGCCTCCACCACCACCAATACCTAAAGCCGATAAAGCTGGTGCTACTAAGCCTAATGCTGTTAAAGCACCTATAACAGGCATAGCAAAGAAAGAAGATAAAGCCATAGCTCCTAAACCAGCCGCTACCCCAAATAAAGCTGGGCCTAATAATAATAACATAGGTGTAGTTTCACCTAATTTAGCAGCTACATCTCCTATACTAGTTATTATAGAAGATACTCCATCTGCTATTGCGGTGAAGACATTAACTACAACCTTACCCACAGCTTCAATAATAGGAATAAATGTCATTAATGATAATCCTAATCCCGCTAATAATAATTCACCTATTAGAATATCCGGGGCTGCTGCTGATACTGCTTTTCCAAATGCTGCTAATCCCTTCCCTACTCCAGTTAATGCACTCTGTATTAGTTTTCCATTTACTAATTGTAATAGTAATAAAGCAGGAATTGCTGGGGTTAAAGCTACTAAGGCTAAAGCTGAAAATGCTAATTTAGCTATATCAGCCGGACTAACTTTATTAAATGAAGAAATACCAGATGATATTCCTTTAAGTGTATTTTTAATTCCTTCTCCTGCTTTAGGTCCACCTGCTCCTGCTTTTCCACCAGCAGTAGCTGTTGAATTTGCTGCAGCTTCTACTCCAGCTCCTCCAACCCCTCCTTTTCCTGTTATTTTTCCTAGTATTCCTTTAAAACTACTTCCTACTCCTGTAAAAGAAGTTCCTAGTAATTTAGTTCTTGCTAGTATTAATGCTAGTAAACCATAAAATACAAAAGCATTATCTGTTATTTTTCCAAGAACAAATAAAACTGGTTGGAATAATACTCCTATACTGCCTATTAAGTCTTGTACTTTTTCTAAAAGGGCATTAAACTTCTTTTGTGTATCTTGTCGCTTTTGTGCTTCTAATGCCTCTTCTTTGGTTATTTGTGCTAGTGATTTTCCACTTTCTTGAGCTAACTTTTGTTTAGCTAACTGGTCTGCTAACTGATCTGATGTTAAACCTACAGCGTCTGCTAATGCATCTTGCTGTAGTACATTCATTTTTTGATAATCAGCTAATGTACCTACATTTTTATTTAATTCTTCAGCTAATGTTACTTGATCACCAGATAATGCAGCTGCTCTTGCTTTTTCAAGATTTAATTGCTTACCAGTTAATAATTCAGCATCTAATTCTTTACTAATAGATGATTCAAAGTTTAAAAGAGAAGCACCTTGATTTTTTGTTTGTTCTAATGAAGTACCTAATGCTTTCATCTGCACTACGGCCGCCACAATTTTTGCTGGGTTATTTTGTAGGTTTGCTGCTAATTGGCCTGATACTTTTGAAGCTTCGGCCATTGTTTTTTTAAAATCAACCCCTACTTTTGATGCATTTCTGGTTGCTACGAAGGCACCCACCATTTCATCATTAACTTTTTCAGATGATTTTCCTGTTAGAACCGAAAATTTATATATCCCTGCTGCTTCTTCCCCTGTTAAACCAAATTGCTTGGTTAACATTATCTGTGTTACTAAAGCATCTTTTGAATAGTTAGCTACAAATCCAGTAGCGGTGTTTAATTCACCCATAGCTTCGGATGCATTTTTCATAGTAACGTTTATGTTACTTGAACTTAAAGCTATCCCTTGCATTTTGGCAGCCATCAATCCAGCCTGACCCGCTCCATAACCTATATTTTTTCCTATCTCTGCTGATGTTTTATCAAATCGTAATGCTCCCTCTACTATTGTTTGAAAGATACCAGCTTC